GTCTGAATTGGCTGAACAAAAGTTGCATCTAAACTTAACCATTTTTACCAGCCCATCCTGTTCCCTTAAAGATTGCTGGAACAGCAGTATAGACACGCGTTAATTCGAAGCCACATACTTGACAAAGAGGGATTTCGTGCTGCATCGGTAGATCCAATACAATACTCGACCCCTCCCTATTACATATGTAATCGTAACTAGGCATTGTAAGGAATTCGGTTTATAGCGTGGCAGGAATAGCATCGAAGCAGATCGCCCTCATGAAGTAATCTGTCATCGTTGCAGTTATCGCACACAACTGTTGATGGTTCTACCTTAACTCCGTTATCTGTAAAAGTAGCAGTTAAACCAGAGCCATCAATAATTTGTAATTCACCCATTTATTCACCTCCTTCAAAATACCATTTTCCATTAGCTGTGATCTTTGCCCATTTAGGATCGCATTGTTTTGCTTTACATACATATCCGTAATATGGCTTACCCCCCTTGCTCACCCCCTGTTTCAAAATATGCCCGTGTTGGCAAGCAGGTGGTTCGTGTGGCGTAGATGCTCCTATTTGATCTACAACTTCACTAACTGTCCATTGCTGCGGATCAGCTTCTTTGTTATCAACTGCAAAACTTGCTCTAAGAGCATCTTCAACAGCTGCTGATCTTGTTCCTGGTGGTGAGTATCTGCGCTCTGCTAGTTTCTTCTCATATTGATTTGGCTCAGCGTTGTTTACCTTAGCCATTTCTTCTCTTGAAGCGCGTTTACCTTTAGCCGCGAAACCAGCATTTGCGAGTGCACGACCGATCGCTGAAGTCTCACAATTTTCCAATGCAGAAGTGCTATTAACACCCTTCTCTGTAATCGTTTCAAAAGCAAGACCAGTTGCACACGGCTTTGGATCTGCCTCCGTTTTGAATAGTTTACAAAATACAATGAATCGAGTGTTTGATGCCTCGATAAGTTCTGTCTCCAATCTGGAATCTGGGAATTTGTCATGCCATTTCTCCAATCTTGTTTCAACGGTTTCATAATCTTGTAAATTAAACATTAGTCCTCCCAGTTTTCATCTTGGACTGCATCAAGCACAGTTTTATAGACAGATCCATAGGCAATGAAGTCTTTGATACTGTCGTAATGATCTGGGGTTTCACTAAGCCTAGAAACCTTGACCAACGCCATACATAAAGCAGCTTGGTGTGGTGTGATTGGGAAGTCGAGATATGCAGACCATAAGCCCGCAATTCTTTTGTGGTTGTAGTATGGATGTCCATAGACACTTCCACGCTGTTGGATCGTAGTAATGACCTCATCAAACAGGCTTTCAGTTTTTGTCATAGTCAAATACTTGATCTCGCTTGGCATCTGTGATCCTGCGGTGCATGTCGTAACCATCTTTACGACCTTTCCAGTAACCCGACTGGAATGCATTATCTTTAATTGTTGAGTAAATGCCCCAACCAATAAAATAACCAAGAATGCAATAAAGCACTATCCAACCTGCTGTTGTTTCAATCATTTTGTAGCCCACTCCCTTATTACTTTAGGCATCGCAACAGGATTTCTGTCATCGATTACTTTATATGTTGCACCTGACGGATGAATAGATGGCGCAGCAGCAACATACCCTTTCCACTTAATATCAATTCCATCAGTTAATTTACCCTTAAACACATCAGACTTATCAGCTGTGTAATAAAGGTGCAAGCCATCACCAGTCTGAACTGTATATGTTGGCTCGAACTCAGGCAGTAATTCGCCTCCGTTGCGGTAATCAATATCAAAAACAACTAGACCTGATTGGTAACAGGCTATGCCAATGTTGATTTTTTTATCATAATCAAACCAAAACTTGATAAGTTCTTGGTCAGTTGTAGCTGATAGATAAGCCCTTTGACATAAATCAAAGTGTGGATCTTTTTTGTTTGGCAATAAAGGCAATACAGACCAGCCTCTACCTGCATAATCTAAAGCAGCTTGTTGGCTGCCTATTTCCAGTAACATGTCGCTCCCTACATATCCACAGTATCTCTGTGAATACATAAAGTTTGACCTAAATCAAGGCTTTAAGCGAATTGTTTTTCGGCGTGTTTTATAACGATTAGATAACGCCAATATCCTCAAATTCATCGATATGATCATCAATCGAACGATCCCGATAGTCGGTTTCAAACCCCATACGACTTTCCAAGAGCTGTAAAACTGCCATCTTTGTTAATAGGAATAAGAGTTGGGGTCATGTTTTTCCCATTCCATTCAAGTATTGCGATACCCATCTGCCAATTGGCCACAGTTCGCGTATAAGAGGCTTTTGCCTTATTCATAAGGTTTCCTACCTCAATGCCATATAAAGGCCTGTAATGGCCTCCTATGCCCTCTGAATAGGCACTCATGCCCAACCTGTGCGTGTGTCCAATAACGCAACTTTTGCCCGTTTTGCGACTAAGGTTTAACGCCGTCATTCCAGCATTGGGATTAGCATTGCCTTCATCACCATGAGCCAAGACCCAGCCCTTTTCAAATTCGTAAAATGTCTTATGAAATGTTATGCCTAGATTCTCGAAGTCCATGAACTTGGCATATTGCAATTCTGGAAGGCTGATCAAGCCCGGAACTTTTAATAAAGTGTTATACAGGCGATCAGTATGATTACTGCGGACAATGTGAGCCTCTTTAGCATTTTCAGTTAATGCCCAAAGGATCTCTTGAGTAGCTGTGCGATCTTCATCAAGAGTTTGCTGATAAGCCAAAGGTGTTTTCTCAGCCCATCGAGAAATGGTTTGAAAGTCAATCTCATCGCCAACACACAGAACGCTGTCAAACTTCTCACGGCGTGCAAGTTTAATAACATTTTTGACCGCTGCCTCATGATGGTATGGAATTTGAAGATCGCTGATAACTAAATATCGCTTAATCGTCATCCTCATCGTCAGTTGGATCTATGGAAGGAATAATCCCACCATCGCCTACGACCCAATCAGGAAAAGTCTTATGCTCGGTCATTAACCAGAATGCGTGCTCTGGTGTAAATCCTGCTTTACGAGCTGCTTTGTAGCATTCGTGCAACGCAATGTAATGCGCATCAATCTTTGTTGGATCAGGAGTTTGGCGAACTACGCGACGATTGATCTTTTTGCGTTTGATAGGTTTTCGTGTGTTCGCCATAAAATAAATTATCGCTTACTGATTAATGTAAACAGTTCATCAACACGCTGTTCAAGTCGCGTAATTTGATCCTTGATCGAACTTCCAGAATTGGGTTTAAGTTCACTTAAGAAACTTTTAATAACCCATCGTAGAGCCAGCAATAAAGCGGTCGCGATACTGCAAACGCCAACGCCAAATGCGACTAATTCGTTTGCTGTCATTTCGCATTAACGCCATAATCAGCTTCTTTACCTGAACTTGGATCAATTGCTTTTGCAAGAGGTGCAACTATTGAACCAAGCAGAATTGCATACTCTGGTCGAATATCGGCTGCAATTGCCAACAGGACAGTAATACCTGAAGCTGCAACAGCTCTTAAATATGACTTAATTGCTGCTTTGTGTTTGTTGGTTAGTTTCATTACTTGCCTCCTAGTAGTGGGATATTGAAGAACTCGCCTGTTTGATTTGGTTTGAATGAAATATGTATATGTCGGTGATGGGGATTAATCCCACGATACTTGATGAACTTCCAAAATGATTTAGCACTAGCAATTTTGCCAGCATGGATCACATACAGAATACGCTTATCCTTTTTTGCTGCGAGTCGAATCTGATCTGCCAAATCGAAACTAATTCCTTCTTGGTCAGAAAGGCGAGCGTCAATATCGATGGCGCATACTTCACCCTGTTCATTAGGGTTATGCTGACTGACTCTGGCTGAATGGCGAGCATCACCAATCCACCCATCGCTGGCACGCTTGCGATCAGGGAAGCAGTCATCAGTTTGTTCTCTTAACTGAACAGCAGCTTTAGATAACCAAGCCTTCATTAGCCAAGTATCGTTTGAAGTTCATCAGCAGTTAAACCAAGACGATTTAGAATTGCTTCCTTTTCAGCAGCCTTTGCTTCGGCTTCGGCTTTTGCTAATTTAATTGCTGCTTCATCAACTTTTTGTTGATCTTTTTCGGCTTTGTTTAACTCACGCTCAAAAACTTCACCTGTTGTGCAATCAATTATCTTTTTCATTATGATACACCAATCAATCTAATTGAGGTATTGCTTTGATTTGTTAAAGTTCCTGCACCATTTGTTCTTACGATGTTAAGACTAGTAATTGCCGTTGTCGAGTCATACCAAGAAAATGCAGACGCTAAATTGTTTCGTGCCGTTCCATTATCGTAAAACGCATAATTATGCTCATAATACTTAACTTTAGTAGTTGAAGCATAATTGTAAATTATTAACGATCCTCTTACTGTTCCCGCTGAACTTGTGCTTGTAGCCCCAGTGCCAAACATTTTTTGAGAAGCTGCGGTGTATTGGCTTCGGTTTATTGTTGTGCTTGTTGCTTCAAAATAATTTTCATAAAGATTGTAAATACCACTGCTGTCGTTGTTAAATCTTAAAGTAAATTCATCACTAGTGGTTGAATTGACAATACCTTCCCAATACAAAATCAAATCTTTGTATGTTCCTGGAATTGAACTAAAGTCAATACTAGAATTAGCAGATGCAACAGTTTCTTGAATTAGAGTCATTCCACCAGCTGCAGCAGTTGCCCAACTTGGAACGCCACCTGCAACAGTTAATACTTGACCAGTTGATCCAATTCCAAGTCTTGTATTTGTGTTTGCAGTTGATGAACGATATTCAATATCGCCGAGAGTCGTTGATGGGTTTAATGCTTTTGTTGTTGTATCAACAGATGAACCAAGTGTTCGAATAGCAGCTGCGCCATCTTTGACCAGAGCGGTGTCGTCTGGTGTTGTCCAGCCATAATTGGTAGTGGTTGCCATATTGTCCTTTATCTCAGGCTACGATTGTAGCGTATTCCCATGTCAATGTTGGGCTTAAAGTGTTCCAAGCCTCTGTAATTGGTGTTGTATTCCAACGCATCGCCACTTGACTATAAGCCACAGGCGACAAATTGATTGTCAGAAATAATTCGTTGAATCTAGTGCTCCATGACCAGCCCTCAACATATCCTTCAAACTCACCTGATGATATTTGAGCAGGTAGGTTTTGTATGTTTAGAGGTTGCCCCATAAATACGCCTAGCAGATTATCCCGATCACTATTGTCAATCTCTGGATTTGTTATTGGGAAAGTAATGCTCTGGAATGCTGGTTGCGGGAAGGCTCTTTGAGCAATATATCGATCTGCCACAGCTTGAGCATCTACGGCTGAGTGAATGGTTGATTGCACGCTCTCGGCTTTGTAACCATAAGTTGCAATTGATGTTGCAGATGTAGCAGTTTTTTCTAAACCAAAATTAGAACCATAATTGATTATAATGTCATTGCGAATATCACCTGATCGAGTAATTGTGCTTAAACCTTGACCAAGTGCATGTCTAGCATCAAGATCAACATATCCGTATGTGAGCAAATAATTCTGCCTG